GTGGGGACTTTCACGCCAGACGATAAGCCGGTATGTGAAGGATGGGATGCCGATGGATAGTGAGGAGGAGGCGGCGGCCTGGCGGCTGAGGGTGAAGGGGCGGGGGGCTGGTCGGAATGGAGGGAAAGGCCTCGAATATAACTACTCTACTGAGGAAGGGGGCGCGCCGGGGGCGGCGTTGTCGGGCGGGGAGGGTTCCTTGGTGGAGCGGGTGCGGAAAACTGAAATTGAAATCTGGAACCATTTGCAGGCGGCGGTTGGCTTTGAGGAGCAACGGAATTTGTTGCGGCTTCACAAGGAGGCGGCGGCGACGCGGGTGAAGGTGGAGGCGGAACAGATTGAGCTGGACGTGCGGGCGGGAATGCTGGTGGAATTTGAGGAGGCGAAAAATTTTGTGAGAAATATTTTGGCGCCGCTGGCGGTGGGTTTGCGAGGGATGGCGGCGCGGTTGGCGGTGAAATGCAACCCGGGGAGACCGGAAATGGCGGAAAAGGCGATTGAGGAGGAGGTGCAGCGGATGCTGACGGCGCTGGAAGGGGGTTTGAAGTGAAGTTGGTTTTTCAGAGAGAGCTTTCGGGGCTGGTGCGGGTGATGCTGGCGCCGGAGAGTGCGGAGCCGGTCTTTCAGTGGGCGGAGTGTTCGGTGATGTTGACGGCGTTGGAGACGTCGGTGGGGCAGGGAATGTACAACACGGATCTGACTCCGTTTGTGAAAAAAATTCTGGAGTTCTTCCGGAACCCGGATTCAAAGGTGCTGGTGATTATGGCGGGGACGCAGGTGGTGAAAACGATTGCGCTGATGGTGGGGGTGAGCTGGTGGCTGAGCCATCGGCAGGGGCGGGTGTTTTGGATTATGGACACGATTCCGAATGCGCGGAGTTTTTCGAAGACGCGCTGGAAGACGATGGTGGAAAATTCCCCGGGGCTGGTGCCGCTGATTCCGGCGGACAAGGACAACTTTCAGCATCTGGAGCAATTTCTCGGGGCGTCGATTTTGAATTTTACGGGTTCGAATTCTGCGGGGAACCTGGCGCAGAAGGGCGGGGATTTGGTGATTCTGGATGAGGTGGACAAACATCCGGACGCAACGGAGGAGGAGGGGGATTCTGTGACCCAGGCGGAGCAGCGGGGGAAGGCACGGGATCATTCAAAGATGGCGGCGACGAGTTCTCCGACGACGACTGCGGGAAAAATCTGGAATCTTTTCCGGCTGGGGACGATGGAGGAATGGTTTGTTCCGTGTCCGGAATGCGGCGGGGAGTTTGTGCTGGATACGGGGAATGAGGATTGCGCGGTGGGTCGGCTGGTGTGGGATCAGAAGGCGAGGCGGGAGGATGGGAGCTGGGATTTTGAGCTGGTGAAGGCGTCGGCGCGGATTGAGTGCCCGCATTGCAAACATATGTTGGATGAGGGGGAGAAGGTGGAGGCGGTGGCGCGGGGCGAGTTCCGGGTGATGAATGAGAACGGGCTGCCGGGCTGGGAGAGTTATCATTTGGCGAGTCATAATTCGGCCTGGGCGGATTGCCGGATTTCGTCGCTGGCGGTGACGTGGCTGAAGTACAAGGTGAAATTTGATTTGAGGAGCTGGGACAAATACTATCGGGGCTGGCCTTCGGAGGACAAGGTGAAGAAGCCGGAGGCGTCGAAGCTGATGGCGAGGCGGGAGCATTGGGAGGGGGTGCCGGCGGGGACGCGGTTGTTCACGTTTGGGGTAGATACGCAGGATGATCGGCTGGAGTTGCAGCTTATTGGATGGGGCGACGGGCTGGAGTGCTGGCGGCAGGATTACGCGGTTTTCCACGGCAACCCGGCTCATGCGTCGGTGTGGAATGAGTTGTTTACGTATCTGCTGGATTTGTGCCGGTCGGTGCGGGTGACGGCTGGGGGGATTGACACGGGCGGGCATTTCACGGATGAGGCCTACAGCTTTGTTCAGAGGTGCCAGCGGGAGCGCCTGCCGATTTATGCGTTCAAGGGATCAAACCGTTCGGGGGCTCCGGTGTTGCAGCGCGGGGGGCGGATCAAGACGTATGGGATCCGCTTGTACATGATCGGGACGGAGACGGCGAAGGATACGATCTACGGGCAGCTTGGGGTGATGGAGAAGGGGGCGGGGTATTGTCATTTCCGGGACACGCTAGACGATGCGTTTTTTGAGGGTTTGGTGAGCGAGGAGGTGAAGGTGAGTTGGAAGCATGGCCGGCAGCGGCGGGAGTGGGTTTGTCCGTCGGGGGTGCGAAATGAGCCGCTGGACACAAGTGTTTATGCGTTTGCGGCGCTGCATCTGCGGGGGTTGAAAGAGGTGACCCGAATTTTCGGACAGCAGGAGCTGGATCTGGAAGAGCAGAAAACTGAAAAGCCCAGGGTGGATTCTTCGGTGAAGGAGGATTCGGGGAGGCCTGAGAAGCGGCAGCCGTTGAAGCGCCGGGTGCGGGGTCCGGGTGGAATGCGTTTTTGAAATAATTGGCGACAAGCATGGGGTAGATTCGGCCCATGATTCCGAATCAACTTCGCGCCGGATCGGCGTACACTTGGCAAGAGGCGACCTCGGCACCGGCGGGGGAAACGTATGAGTACACGCTGTTCAACGGGGGGGCGGTGTACACGGTTGAGGGGACTGACAAATCTTTTGCGCTGACTTCGGCGGAGACGTCGGGGTGGATGCCGGGGGTTTACGATTTTGTTTTGCGGTCGGTGGATTCGGGCAGCAACAAGACGGATGTGGCGCGGGGGACGCTGGAGATCCTCCCCAATCCGGAGTTGAGCCCGAACGGCCTGGACGGCCGCAGCCATGCCCGCCGGGTGCTGGACGCGATTGAGGCGACGATTGAGGGGCGGAGTTCTGACGACGCGGTGGAGATCACCATCCGCGGGCGGACGATCAAGCAGACTCCGCTGACGGACCTGGTTAAAATGCGGGATCTGTACCGGCGTGAAGTCGCGGCGGAGCGGGAGGCGGCCCGCATTCGAAACGGGCAGGCCTCTGGAAGATTCCGCCAGGTGAGGTTTAGCGCATGAGCCGCCGTTCAAAGAGTCTGCGGTTGGTGCGCACCGATGACGGATTGAAGCCGCTGGTGCGGACGGAGCTGAAACCGATTCAGAGCCGGAGTTTTTCCATGGCCGACACGGGCCGTCTGTTTGCTGACTGGACGGGGTCGATTGAGCAGTTCCAGAACAGTTTGCGGGGGTCGATGGTGACCTTGAACCGCCGCGCTGCGGATCTGGCGGAGAATGACCCGATGTGCCGCCGGTTCTTGAATTTGATGGAAACCAACGTGCTCGGCCCGACGGGGATCCAGATCATCCCTACGCCAAAGGAAAACGGCAGCGGGAAGATCGACCGGGCCGATGCCCGGTACCTCCGCGACCAGTGGGCAAACTGGGGGCGCCGTGCGACCTGTACGAAGAGCCGCCGGTTGACCTGGCGGGAGCATGACGGATTGAGCTGGCGGAATTTTTTGGTGTATGGCAACGCCTTCCGCCGCTGGGTGCCGGACCCGGGCAACCCCTACGGGCTTGCCTGCCACAACCTCGACCCCAGCCGCCTCGACTATACCCTCTGCCGCCCGAAGACGGCGGCGCAAAACGAGATCCGGAACGGCGTGGAGATCGACGAATGGCAGCGCCCGCTGGCCTACTGGTTCCGCCGCGCCGACTACGCCGGAACGCTGCTCACCGGGCATGAGGTGATTTCCGCAGATTGGATCGACCACTTCTTCATTCAGGAGCGGGCGGACCAAACGGTCGGGGTGACCTGGTTTGCGCCGGTGGGGGCTCGGAAAAAGATGCTGGACGGCTACGAAATGGCGGCGGTGGTGGCGGCGCGTGTGGCGGCGTCGAAAATGGGATTTTTCCAGCGGACCGGGGAAGGGACCCCCGATTGGATTGAAGGGGTGGACACCATGCCCGCCGAAGACGTGGCCCCCGGGGTGTTTGAGGTGCTTCCGGACGGATTCGAGTTTAAGGATTTTGATCCCAGTTGGCCGTCGATGAACGACGAGGCGTTTGTGAAGAGCATCAAACGCTCCATCTGCGCCGGGCTCAACTACAGTTACAATACGACCGCCATGGACCTCGAAAGTGTAAGCTGGAGCGGACTCCGGAGCGCCGAACTTAGCGACCATGATTTCTGCCGGGTGATGCAGACCAAATGGGGCGAAACTTCCGTCAGCCCCGCCTATCTGCGGTGGCTCCGGTTTGCGCTCGACTTCGGGACGGCATTGAAGCTGCCGCCCGAAAAATACACCAAATTTGCCGACCACCGCTATCGAGGGCGGAGCTGGCAGTGGGTGAATCCCAAGCAGCAGCAGGAGGCGCACACCCTTGGGTTGCAGAACGGCTCCATTTTGCTGACGCACCTGATCGAAGAAGAGAGCGGCATGAGCCTGGAGGAATACAACGAGGTGATCGACATGGAAATTGAAATCTTAGGCGACAAGCATCCCTTACACTGGCTCAAGAACAAACCCGTGGACATCTCCCCCGAAACCCTCACCGACGAGCCCGCACCATGAACCCCGAAATCAAAACCCTCCTTCGCCAGATCAATGAATCCGACCGGCCCCTGCGCCGCCTCGGCACGCTCACCCGGGCGGAAGGAGACGACGGCAAGGTCAGCTACGCGCTCAGTTTTTCCAGCGAGGAGCCGTATGAGCGATTTTTCGGGATGGAGATCCTCGGGCACCGTGCGGAGGAGGTGCACATGGACTGGATGAGCAGCGGCCGCGCTCCGCTGCTCCTGCAGCACGACCCCGACAAACAGATCGGCGTGGTGGACAGCGCAACCATTTCCGACGCCCGGGGACGGGCGGTCATCCGGTTCGGGGCGGGAGCCCTGGCCAAAGAGATCCAGGCAGACGTCGACGCCGGCATCCGTGGGAACGTGAGTGTTGGATACGAAGTCCTCGACATGGAACTCAGCAAAAAAGCAACCGCGAGCGATCCGGCAGAATACCGGGTCACCAAATGGAGACCGATTGAGGTCTCGATTGTCAGCATTCCGGCAGACACCACCGTGGGCGTCGGCCGATCCACTAACCCCCCCCCGAAAGCAAAGGTAACCATCATGGAACCGACACAGACCGAAGACCACCAGAAGGCCCTCGAAGGCGCCTGCACCGACGCGGTCACCAAAGAGCGCCAGCGGATCGAAAGCATCCTTGCCATTGGCCGCACCCACCGCCTCGGCGACGAAGCCGAAAAAGCCGCCCGCGACGGAATGCCCCTGGAGCAGTTCAAGGAACTTGCTCTGGAGAGACTCGCCGCCGGACACAAGCCCCTTGCCGGCAAGTACGACGCGCTGAGCCAGAAAGAGAAGCAGCAGGTTGAAAGCTACTCCATGGTTCGGGCGATTTGCGGATCGTTCAAGGACAAGCAGATCGACGGCTTTGAGCGCGAGATGCACCAGGAGGCCGAACGCGAAGCCCGCGAAGCCGGTGCCATGATCAAAGGTGTGGGCATCCCCTACATCTGCCTGCACCGCAACTTCCTGAAGCGTGCGTCCGGAGACCTGACCAGTGCCGACGAAGGCGCCAACATCATCACCGAAGACTTCCAGAGCGGCAGCTTCATCGACGTGTTGCGCAACCGCCTGGTGCTCACCGCCCTCGGCGCCCGCTTCCTTGGCGGCCTGTCCGGAAACCTCGTGATTCCCCGCAAGACTGCCGGTGCGAACGGCGAATGGGTGGCGGAAGCCGAAGAGCTCACCGACGCCAGCATGACGCTCGGCCAGCTCACCATGAGCCCCAAGCGTGTCGGAGCCACCGTCCCCTACACCAAGCAGATGCTCCTGCAGTCCAGCATTGGCGTGGAGCAGATGGTGCGCGACGACTTCGCCGGAGCCCTGGCGGTGCAGTTGCAGTACGGCGCCCTCCGCGGCACCGGGAACAACAACCAGCCCCTCGGCGTGCTCACCCTCGGCACCAACGCCACCGAAGTCGCCCTCGGCCGCCACGGCAAGCTCCCGACGCTGTCCGACTTCGTGTCCCTGGAAACCAAGGTCAACGAAAACAACGTCGGCATGGGCCGCCGCGCCTACGTGCTCGAGGCGAAAGTCAACGGCTACACCAAATCCGTGCCCCGCTTCACGAACGCCTCCGTCGCGTTGCAGGAGCAGGCGCAGATCAACGGGTACCCCGTCGCCATGACCAACACCCTTCCCGGCAACCTCACCAAAGGGACCAGCAGCGAAATCTGCAGCGCGTCCATCTTTGGCAACTGGGAAGAGCTGCTCATTGGCATGTGGGGCGGCCTCGACGTGGTGGTCGACGAATACACCCTCGCCAAGACCGGCGAAGTGCAGGTGACCCAGAACATGTTCGCCGACGTCGGGGTCCGCTACCCCAAAGCGTTTGCCTACTGGAAAGACGCGCTCAGCGTGTAAGCGGGCACACCCCGCACCCACAGCCCGCCGGGGCGCCGACCGCACCGGCACCCCGGCGGGCTCTTTTTTTTGACAACCGCCCCGTCCCCCTCCCACCATGAGCACAGCCCCCCTCCGCACCATCACTCTCCGCAGCGACATCACCCAGGCCTCCGCGCCGCAGGTGGGGCACCCCCGCGAAGTGGACCTCCTGCAGTGGTACCAGGGCGAGACCGTGCGAATCCTCTGCACCTTCCAGCGCGACAGCCAGCCGGTGGCCCTCGACGCCGCCCACACCGTAAAATGCCATGCATGGAAAGGCAGCGACCTGGGCACCCTCTTTATCGAGCGCATCGGCAGCATTGCCAACGCCGCGGGCGGAATCGTACAAATCGACCTTCCCCCCAACCTCTCCGCGCTCCCCGCCGAAAGCTACCGCATCCAGATCCGCGTTTATGATTCCGCCGGCGACTACATGGGGATTGGATACGCCGGAAGTCTCCAGGTGCTACCCAGCCCCGACGGAACCGCAATTTTTGACGGACCCTTTACGGAGGTCGACTGGACCAGCGTCGATGAATACGTCGGCACCGCCACCGACGGCCCGTACCGCGCGGGGGAGGGGATCGAGAGCGAGACGAACGAGGACGGGAGCGAGACGCTGAGCCTCGCCGCACACGCCGCCAGCCACACCACGGGCGGGAGCGACCCCGTGACCGCCGCCGACGTTGACCCGGAAGGAGCCGCGATTGCGGCGGCGTTGGGGGGGAAGGTGGGGACGACTGGAGATGAGTCCATCGCAGGCGTGAAGACATTCACCGCCGAACCATTTTTTGACGGCGGGGACGGGGGCATG